AATCTTGTGATGTGTGTTCACCTGCGCCAGAAGAGCGCATCAAATTTAGCTGGCTTACGGCTATCTTGGTGGCTTCAGCAATCGTCAGACCACCTCCAATATGGGGTGCGCCACTGCCTTTGACGACAACAGATGGATCATATTCTGTGAATGCTTCCCCTGTGTGGGGATCCATTCCGGGTTTCCACCCAGACGGTGGGGTCAGTTTTTGCTTAGGCTCAACTTTGGGTTCAATTTTAGGCTTAGGCTCAACTTTGGGTTCAATTTTAGGCTTAGGCTCAACTTTGGGTTCAATTTTGGACTTAGGTTTAACTTTAGGCTTGCTCTTTTTCTGCGTAATCGCATATACAACAACAACAATAACGCCTATGATAACGATCAGGGGAATATATTCATTCATAATTTTACTCCTGCTATAGCGACGATAAGAAAAAGAAGCATCCCTGCTTCTCGTATAACCTTCTTTAAGGCTATCATACTACGTAGTGACTGAAGGGTCGCCAAACATTACATTATATGCAACTAAGGCCACTACTGCCGCTATAATTAAATAACGCATATACTTCTTCATAACATACTCCTATTTGAGGGTTTTGATATTGTCGGCTATTCCATGCTTCACAGCATCTTGGGCCGACAGCCATACGTCTTCCGCAGGTAGAAGAAGTTCTCGTATCTTCTTGTTGGGTAGGCCCGTACATTTCCTATAATGAGCCATCATACGTTCAGTAGACAGTTCAAACTCACGGACTCTCGCAAGTAGTTCGTGTTCCTTACCCCCTGACCCCCAAGAGTATTGGTGCGACAAAATGGAGGTGTTAGGAGTGAGGGTTCTATGACCTTTCTCCCCCGCCATGAAGGTTACAACACCACAGGAGGCTACCATTCCTAATCCTACAGTGTGGACAGGGATAGCACTTCCTCGCATTACATCTACCAAAGCAAAGCAGCTATGTAGATTACCTCCGGGGCTATTAATAATCAGAGTCAGGTATGGTAATCGGCTGCTCTGTGGGGCCATGTTGTGGCTTAAAATCCACTCCACAATCGGGGCCGTAGTCTCCAGTGTGAATTTGTCAGCAAAGTAATAAGAACCTGCTGCCCTATTCAACATAGCTGGTGGTACAAATTGGGTATCCATAGGGCCACCACTCATACTTCTCTCCCACCTATTCGGCTTTCTTTAGAACCTCATCCCTGAGTGTCATAAATCTACGCAACTCCTTGACAGCACCCTGAAGCTCTTTAACCGCCTCCCATGTCTGGGCAGTCTCAAGGTAAGTACGGCAACTATCCATTCGGATTTCTGCATAGGCAACAAGGGCATCCAATGCCTCTTTGTTGTTAATCAATGGAGATAGGCTTTTAGCCTGCTTCTTATCCATAAAAACTCCAAGTAAGTATAATTATACCACAAATCTACCGAGGAAGCGTAGCGCCACCACCGGAGAAACCGTCTGCGGTAGGTTCAGGGGCCATACCGGGGCCAATGTTACCATTACCACTTCCTGTAGGGTCTTCTATGGGGGGTACTCCCGCACCTTCTGCTGGAGGCTGTCCCTGTAGAGCAGCCCCCTCTTGTGCTGGTGGTGGGGGTGGCATCATAGCCTGTATCTCGGCCATCATCTTAGCTTGAATAGCAGCCTGTCGAGGGTCGTTCAGAATACGGGACTCATCCAAGTCCATAGAAGCTGCCAGCTCCCTCAATATGTAATCGTACTTAACGAATGGTGCCATAGTAGGGTTAGCAGTCATTTGCATGAACTGTAGTAGGCGCTGAGAGCGTACTTCATTCCGCATCAGAGACTCTGTACCTCTGGCCACAACCTCCAAATCCCCTACGTATTTAGCGTCAAAGTTAAACTGCATGTTAAAAGCAAAGGAAGCCTTACCTAGTGGCCGCAAAACATAATCATCTACGTTACGTACCACAGACTTTATGCCTTGCTGGGCAGCACCCATCAACATGGACATGCCACTAGCTGTACGTCCTACGCCTGTGACACCCGTTTGGCCGTGGGAGTACGAGGGCATACCTGTAGCTTCATCAGCTAATTGACGGGCCTTATCGAACATCTGTAGACACTCATTGGTCACATTAGGGAACTTGGTTCCGAATACAGCTTGTCCGGGGGCACCTGCCTGTCTGCGGAAGACCTTTCCGGGGTATATGGATAAATCTTGGCCGGGTACTAAGTTAGTTTCATCTATCTCAATAATCATGTTACCCGACAATGCACCATTGTCCACGGCCATACGCATGAAGCCATTCATCAATAGTTGGGTATCGTCCATATTCTCAGCTACACCTACACCGTGAATGGAGTAAGGGTTAACTTCATAAGGACAAACAAAATAAGGAATGCGAGTAGGGGTGAAAGGGTTCAATACCAATCGCAAGATTTGGTCATTGCATACCCAGACATTCACCTGTATCTGGTCTTGGTCTTCTAGTTCACTGGGTATCTCTAGGCCTGCCTCTTCTGCAATGTCCGTATCTACGATGCCCCAGAACTCCAGTACCTCAAAGCGGTTAGTATCACCTCGGTTTTCATGATCCTCCAGTACATCTTCCCAGAACTCAGGTACGTAGTTCGCACCATAGTCTATGGCCAATTCAATAGATTCATTACGGAAGAATGGGCGCTTCTTTAACTTACGCAAACCTGAGCGAGACATTTTATGTCGTTCAATAAAAAACTCTTGTTCGTCAGGTGTATTAGCGTCTGGGTCACCATAACAATTCCACACTGACACTGCTTCGATCTTAGGGATAGTGTCCTTAACGGGACTGTAATTACCCTCTGCATCCCAGTTAGGGTACTCTTTATCAAATGCAAATGGCCCCTTCATAACACCAGAACCGAATAAGCACATTTCAAATGTCATAGCACGTAAATGCTTATCGCCATCACTTTCTTCTAGCTGGTCATGAATCTTTTTCTCCATTTCCGCAGCGGCTTCTTGTGCAGGATCAAAAGTGATGGAAGTAGCGGTTCGACCTGCCCCTTCCTCTAATTTATCCTCAATAGATGAAACATCGGTATCTACCGCCTGTAGAGCATCTAGAATGTCTTTTCGCACCCCACCCTTATTGGTGGCAGGGGTCATGCCTATCTGGGCTGCTAGCTCATCTGGGACACCTTCCTGAAGCTCCGCACTTACAGCATCAGGTGCATCTGTAGGCACTAAGGTGCGCTCAACGCCTACAGGGAACTTATTACCTGCAAATAGAACATCGGTAATCTGGGCATATGCCGCTAATACTTTTGTCTTAGTAATCTTAACAAACGCCTGAGACTTCTCTTCCTCAGTAAATTGTACTTCAGGGCCATATATGCCTCGGTAGTTCCGATAGGCCATTAACCACCTATCCTCATCACCCTGCCGAGCGTCTTTTGACTTACGGAAGCTGCTCTCTACCCAAGAGACTACAGAGGAAAATTCTAAGTTCTCCTGCTCTACGTCCCCTTCTTCGGTTAGAGCTACAACTTCATCATTAGTGGCCCCGCCTTCAAAAGACAAGTTATCTGTGGGTCTGTCTATAATAGCCATAATTTTTAATATCCAAATTTATTATCAGCGGGACGGTAGCCAAAAGAAGCACCTCCACCTATGTCAAAGAATGTTGCCGCTTTAGGGCGTGACATTATCCCATAACGAATGGAGTCGTAGGCGTGGTCACTTGCGTACCTAGGGTCAATGTCATCAGTGCCCTTGGGGTCACTAGGTATTACGGGCAGGTCAGCTATTATCTGTCTGCAAGTATTAAAAAACTGAATACCGGGCAGTCCTGTACTCTCATCTACCTTTAGTAATTCATGTAGGCGGTTACGCCCTGCAACTCTGGCACCTGCACTACGATCCGAGGGTCGCCATGAACAACCTTGTCCTATCATTTCTTCAGCTATAGAGGGGCCAATTTGTCCTCTGTTATGCCAGCAACTACTGTCCAGCATACCATAAGCCATTCTCTCTGGGCCTTCCGCTTCCATGACTGCATGGGCTAAAGCTCTGCCTGTATGCTTGGAAAGGTACAACTCTCGGTAAACAATCAATGTCTCAAAGGCAGGGTCTATCGCATACCAGTGAACTGCACTGTAAGACGAGTAACCGTAATCACACGACCTGAATCTACGCCAATCTGTGGGTATGTCGAATGGTTCTACTACATGATCTTTAATACGAAACTCAGGGAATGCCGCACCATCAGCTACAGCCCAATCACCATCTAACAACTGTCGCCTCTGGCTCTCAGGCAAAGACATTAAGTTGGCTTCGTATGCACCATCCTCAGTAAGGTAAGGGTTATCATACAAAGACGCAGGTATGAACCTACGTTGGAATAGAGGCTCACCAGCCTTTGCGTGACCTTCAGGGTAAACCATAGGTTCACCACTCTCTAGGTCTGTGGCCGTGAATGCCTTGTTAGGTGGCGCAGGGTCTATAAACATCTGCTTCACCCAACCATGACCGGGGCCACCGGGGTTTGTTGTAGCTCGCATAAAGATGGGCAAGTCAGATGCTGTCGTTCTTAAACGAGAACGCATGTAGTTCCATGCAAAGGGCGTAGAGTGCTGTGATAGCTCATCAAACCCTATGTAAC